CATCCATAGCACAGGAGTACGGCATGGTTCGTTCTAAGGAGTGTATTAAGTGCAAGACCGTCAAGCCACTCACTGAGTTCTACAAGCATTCAATGATGGCTGACGGGCAACTCAACAAATGTAAGGAGTGCACCAAGAATGATGCAACTGAACACAGGAACAAAAACATTGACAAGATTCGCGCATATGACCGAGCAAGAGGAAAAATTTCAGAGCGCATAAAAGCGAACACTGAGGTTAATAGAGCTTGGAGAGCAGAAGATAAACGCAGAAACATCGCACACAGCAGAGTCTCATATGCGATAAAAAAAGGAAAACTTGTTCGGCTTCCATGTGTACGTTGCGGAAATCAGAAATCAGTAGCACATCATGAAGATTACGATAAACCACTTGAGGTTATGTGGCTGTGCCAACCATGCCACAAACAAAGACACAAAGAATTGAAAGAAATGTTCTGACACAGGAGTAAATCATGAAGAAGTTTCTCGCAGCAATTAGCATCGCTCTCGTCACCACTGGTGCTTGGGCATCCTGCTCTACCCACACAATCACATCTGGTGGACGCATGGTGACATGCACGACCTGTTGCTATTTCGGCAACTGCTCTACCAACTGCTACTGAGATAAGGCCGAAAGCGGATGCTGAGCAACTGCGTAGCGGGGGCCGGACGTAGCGAGTAGGCCAACCTTTTATGGCAACAAAGACATCACCCACACAGCGCTCTCTAGCCTACCTGCGTGAGCAGGGATACCACTGCGAGGTGGTGGAGAAGTGGAACAGCTTCACGAAACAGCGTAAAGACCTGTGGGGGTGGTGCGACATCCTTGCCATCCGTAAAGGAGAAGTCCTGGCAGTGCAGGTCACAGCCTCTGCTGTCAGCGACAGGATAAAGAAAATCATGGCATCTGACACGCTAGCTCTCGTCAGAGATGCTGGTATCAGAGTTGTAGTACAAGGTTGGCGCAAGTCTGCAAAGACAGGGCGCTACGTTTTAAGAGAGGAAGACATATCATGACGCAACAAGTTGAAATAAAACCATCACAGAAGTCTCTGGAAAAAGGTCGCAGTGCTGTAGAGTACAGCCAGAACCTTATCAACATGAGCCTACAGCAACTGTGGAACATCGCGTACACATCCGGCTACGAGGATGCTGTAGCGCAGCTTAGTCAGCCAGTAGATGCACCCTCGCAATGAGGGGAGTTAGGACGCTGCCGGTGGACAGCGGTACTGGCCTCCACCACCCTACCTAACTCGGAGTAAACATGGAAGAAGAAAAGAAGCCTCACGTATTCTTGGCAGTGCCTATGTATGGTGGCATGTGTACAGGGTTCTTCACGCAGTCCCTCATCACAGCAACCAAGGTTCTGTCTGACAACAACATAGACCTGTCTGTATCCTTCCTCTTCAACGAGAGCCTGATACAGCGTGGCAGGAACTTGCTAGCTCACCAGTTCATGCAAAACGAGGCGGCTACTCACCTGATGTTCATAGATGCAGACATCAAGTTCTACCCTGCTGACATCGTTCACATGCTCAGGGCAGACAAGGACATCATCTGCGGCATCTACCCTAAGAAAGAAATCAACTGGCACACAGTTGAGCAAGCAGTCAAAGAAGGCGTTCCTGTAGACCAACTCAAGAACAAGACTGGTTCGATGGTGGTCAACCTTGTAGGCTACGAAGGGCAGGTCACAGTGCCTGCTAACGAGCCTCTGGAAATCTGGAATGGTGGCACAGGCTTCATGCTTATCAAGAAGGAAGTTCTTGTGAAGATGAAGGAGCAACTGCCTGCTTACCGCAACGATGTGAAGGTGCTGTCCGGTGAAATCACAGACTGGATTACCGAGTACTTCGCCTGCGCTATAGAGCCAGGAGTGCAGAGACTCCTGTCAGAAGACTACTACTTCTGCTGGAAAGCCAGAGAGATGGGTATCAAGATTTACGCTGCACCCTGGGTCAACCTGGGGCATTTTGGATCGTACCTGTTCGAAGGCGGCTTGCTGCCTAACGCTTCTTAGCAGTACGTGCAGACCTGCGAAAAGCCTGGGCAGTAGGATATCCAGTCTGTCCAGGCTTCTTCGCTGGCAAGCCTAGCTCTCGCCTACGGTTGATGTTGTAGTACAGGCCGCGCTTAGCTTTAGGTGTCTTCTTCATCTCTTGACTCCCCAGAAGTACAGGTCATGTGCCTGATCGTTAACTTCAAACTCGTACTGGCTAAACACACTTAGGTCACAACTAGACCTTACATCTTCTTCTGTGATGTTGGCATAGTAGTCACCGCAGTAGGGAGCATCTTGCGGGTTACTCCTGCGCGTACCATGCTCAGCCCTACCAGTGGTTGCACAAGAGAAGAACACTAGCTCTTTGCTCATCCTAGCCATGTTGTTGAACGTCTGTACCCAGTTAGGGTTGTGTTCGAAACACTCACAAGACGCTACAACATCAAAGCTGCTGTCAGGGTAAGACAAGTCCTCACCCGCACATACAACATCTACACATGGCCCAGGGCCAATGTCTACACCAATGTAATCGCAGTCAGAAAAAAATTGACGGATGGAACCATTGATGTTCAAACTGCCAACTTCCAGCACTCGTTTGCCAGCAAATAACTGTGGGAACTGTTGCTGAACTCTGGAAACAAAATTTACTTGTGCTGGGTGGCTCACCGACATCCCCAGCGTTTACGAGCAGCCTTGCCACGCTCACCTTTCCATGACTTGCTACGGGAACAGAAAGACTTGTGACGAGGGTTCTTAGGGTCTTTGGTTGGAGCTTTGAGCTTGCTGCCAGTAGCCCTGTTAGCCTTAGCCCTACCCTTGGCAGTCAAACCAGCCCCACGACTGACAGGCAACTTCTCACCTCTGCCTACAGATAGGTTTGGAAACTTCTTACTAGGCATCGCACATCCCCTTACATTCTTCTTCAACAGAGTCTAGCCTACGCATCCATCCTTTTCCAAACGTAGGAAAGGTAGACAGAGACTTGAAGTGTGCCTCACGTAGATTGCAGAAGGCTTCAATCACCTCGTCAGCGGGTTTGGCTGTGACGGCTGCGATTGTCTTTGGGCCGATCTGCCCATCAGCAGTCACTCCAACAACTTGTTGTAGAAATTTACTAGCCCGACCAACACCAGCATTGACGGCACAATCAAACACGCACAGATCAACACCAGAAGGAAGGTCATCACCGCGAACAGCGTCCCAGTAACGCTTCTTGTACAGCGGAGAAACGAGTTCAGGGGTGAGGGAGCGCATGTCCTGCTCAGTTGCTGGTCGTCCAATCCATTCCTCCCAAACACGTTTGGTCACTCCTAGGTTGGTCATCCCGCCTGGGTCAGAAGGATGATTGACATAGCCGCCCTCATACCTGAGAACATGTTTGAGAGCTTCGTCCCAGTTGTGTTTCATTTGATTGGCGAAGCCTTAGAGAGAAGGTCTGTCTTTGCCTGAGAGCCAGCAGAGGAGCCAAAGTAATAGGCGATGATGCCAGTCCAAGCTGTGCCTAGTGAGCCTAGCATCATCAGAATGGCTGAGTTGTTGCTGTCAATTTGGTTGAAGAACATCATGACCATGATGCCAAAAAAACCAACTGTGACTGTGCCAGCAAGGATTGGAGGCATCAGAGAGCGGGTAGTAGCCTGCATCTCTCTAGCACTCTTGCGGTCATCTACTGCCAGCTTCTCGAAGTTCAGGCCAAGCTCCTGCGCCTGCCGAGCAAGCTCAATCTCTGCAATCTTGATCTGGGCTACTTGATCTGCCGTGAGCTTGTTACTGGAGATGATGTCAGTTACCTTGTCCTCATCTACACCTATGGCTTTGGAAATGGCAGACACAGCCATCCCAGCAAGAGGGCCACCCAGAGCAGTGGCTACGGTAGGAGCAATCTGTTTAAGCCAATCCATGCTTACCTCGCAGTGGTGACTGTGCTTTCACCTTTAGTGACCTTGACAACCTTGTCCTCAACAATGACCTGCATAGGTTGCTCAGACCGGTCTAGCTTGTCCAGCTTGTCAATCAGAGACTTGATGACTTCAAACTCCGGCTTTTCTTGTTTTGGAGTAGCCCCAGCAATGCCGTTAAGCATGGCGATGAGTGCGGTTAGAGCAGCACTTACCAAGCCGATAACAGCGGCAATCTTGGACTCCTCCAGCATCAGGCTAGCACCCACGCCAACAATCACTATGGCAGTGATGTAGGCAAGTCCATGCTTGCCAATAGCCTTGCCTGCAACTTCTTTTGCCGTACTCTGCGCCTCTAGTCGGTTTAGTTCAGCCTGGGCCTGAGCCTTAAACACTTTGATGTCGATAGGTTCCATTACCTAACCTGTACAGCAGTGATGATGACAGATGGAATCGCGGGGTTGTACGTGCCAGATGGTTCGTGTTCAAGAATGATGTTGTTGTTGTCAGCAAGCCATGCAATCTCTACATAGTTCCCAGCAGCAACACTGACAATGAAGTTCCAAGCTGCAACGACATAGGGCGCATTGCTCGGAACCGTGACCTTGGTGTCAGAGTTCGCAATGTTGTTGCCGTTAAGTTTGAACCAGATATTTGTTGTGTTTCCTGACCCACCACCACCTGTATTGTGTAGCTGTGCGGAAAACTGGATGTTGTACGTTCCGGTGTGAGCAAAAGTAATTTGGCTTTTTGTGGCCTCATCACCAAGCTCCATGCTCACACCATCTGCGTCTGCGGTGTTCTCGCAGAACATCAGATGCGGGGTTGTGCCGTCTGTCTGGTCTAGGCTGCTGTAGAAGGAGCCATAGTAGCCAGCAAACTGGGTCGTCTGGTTAACCGTCAGTCCACCGGCTGTACGTAACATTACGAACCATCCCCAGGAACAACAGTAACCGCAGCCGTGCCACTGGCAGTAGCACCTGTGAAGTACTGGTTCGCGTTAAAGGTGAACACTTCTACAGAGTTTGGCATGAGGCTTATTGTCGCCCCATTCAGAGAAACGTTTGCTTGTGACGTAGAAGAGTTGGCAGTGTCACCAACGCCCATGTAGACGACCACGTTGCCCGTGTTGTGGACTCGGTACTGAGTGCCGCCGATGGTCGTGGACAAGGCTCTTACCGGAGTGGGAGCCGTG